TAACTTCACGACGGCGCACTTGCCCGCCAATGTCCTTGTAGACCTTCAGCATTTCGCCGCCGGTCATTTCCTGGCCGTCTTCTGCGATCCAGACCTTGCGCTTTTTCTTGCACCAGTATTCGGCAACACGAACGCGCTCGCCTTCAATCCAGCCGGACCAACCGTCGCCGTTCGCCGTTTCCCAATTGGTCGGCACTGCGTCAGGCCATTCAGCCTCGAATGCGTCCTTCGAATACCACTGCGTCACAAAGCAGAACCGGGCGTCCTCTCGCGTTTCTTGCGATGCGTCAGGATCCCAATAGACCGACAGCGGATCGCGGATAGGCTCGACGGCTAACTCTTGCTCGTCGCTGATTTCGTCAATGTACCGCGTGGCAATGCGGAAGTGCCCGATGCCGCATGTGACAGACTGCGATCCAGCTTGCGTATAGTGCCGCGTCGCGCCGCTTGTCTGCTCAATATGCCGGATCAGGCCAGTGAGTACGTCTGCCGTTTCATCGTCCGCATCATCATCAGCAGGCCGAACCCGAATGGCGGGCCGGTTCTGCTTCATGTCGCCGGTCACTTGGCGCACGAACTGAGGCAGTCGGTTGATTGTCAGGCATGGACGGCCATTAGTCCGGCGCGCGCTTTCAACGGCTTGGGGCCATTGTTCGCCAGCCATGAACTTGAAATCGTCCAGCGCCTCGTCACGGTTTTCGCGGTCGAACTCAACCGCCGTTTCAAATTGTTCGCGGGCCGTTCGAAGTAAGTCTTGCTGCGCCTTATGGTTCATCAGCCGACAAACCCGACGTTTGAGGTGAAATCGCCGCCGTACAACGGCTTCGGTGCGGTCTTGGTCTTGCCCTTCGGGAACAGATCAGTCATCCCCCACACAAGCGCGTCAACGCGGTCTGGCGATCCTTCGCCTTCATAGCCCGCTGCTGTCATCTGACACATTTGCGCCTCCAATTCCGGGAACGCTCCAACGTGGGAGACATTGCCGAGGCTGTATTGGGCGGAGATAGGTTCGGCCCGAACGTGCTTGCCGCGTGATGCGTGAACGCGTCGGATGGGTAAGTCAGGCCGATAGGCGCGCAACGTATGCTCGCACATGTCGCCACCTTGATTGACCTCGATTACAACCGAATCCGCGTCCCATTTGTCGTAAAGTGCGATGGCCCGTTTGGCCCATTGTTCCGGCTTGCCTGCCAGCGTTCCGTCTTCCAGCACATAAGCGCGGTCGTCAGCGCCTCTGCCCGCCACGACAACGCCGTGATGGTTGCTTAATTCCTCAGAACTCACAGCCGGGTCGATGGAAACGACAATGCGCTCCATGTCCGGCGCTTCAGCCCTGCGGCCTTCGTTGATCGTCGCCATGTCCCAGATTGCGCCGACGACGGCGGGTTCATATTCGCCATCCCAGATGTGAGCATAGCGAACGGGGTTGCTGGCGCGGTCGTGTTCGCGTTCGGCCTTTAGTTCATCTGGAAAGAATGGATTGTCGTCATAGTTTACGCGGTTGATGCTGCTATTCGGCGGCGGTGTATCGCCTCGCAAGAAGCGGTCAATCGCGTCTGATGCAGCGCGCGGGTTCCATGTAAATATCAGCTTGGAGCCGGGCTTGCGGATTGTCGGGCGTAAGATTTCCAGTGAGCGGGCCGTGAACGTTTGGGCTTCTTCGCCCCAGAAGATATCAACGCCTTCGAACGATTTGATGCTGTCGATGGTCTGGTCGCTCATTCCAGCGAATAGGAACGTGGTTCCGTTCGGCGCGCGTATTTCATCCCGCGTTGACGAATAGAAGTTTTGCAGGTGCAGCGCTTCTATCTTGTCGTCCAAAAGCAACTTCACGCTGTCCTTGATCGACTTCTGCACTTCACGCCCGCAAAGGACGCGGATAGATGATTTCGTGCCTAGCCCAAGCAATCCAGCCGCAACGCTGTGCGACTTAGCTGATCCTCGACCGCCCCAGAAGCCAACATAGCGGAACGGCTCGAACATCGGCAGGAATGGCTCGGGGAAGTCATGGACATTATCCATTCTTCGCCCGCACAACATTGAACGTCAGGTTCGCGCCGTCTTTGCCGGTATGCTCATGCTCGCGCTTGTCTCGCCATTCGTCCGGCGCTGCGTTTTTCAGTGCGAAAATGCGGCTTGTGACGGTCGGGCCATCGGGCGCAGACAACAGCGTTTCCTCAAGGAATGCGGTGCGCGCGGCCTCTCCGTCTTTTACAGCGCCTAAAAACTCCGGGTGCTGCGCTGCCCAATTATCGAATGTCGCCTTGCAGATTCCAAGTTTTCCAGCGGTCGCAGTTTTGCTGAAACCCTTCTTCATCCACTCCAGGGCTTGCTCACAAAACTCTGGGTCATACTTACTCGGCCTGCCGCCAGCCATCAGCCGCCCCACCCTTCACGCGCGAGGAACCCCATAGCGCGCTTGTCATGCACTCGAAACAATTCGTTCCCACTCGCATCGAGCAAGCCTGTTGCTGCCGGCGCATGGTCAGTTTCGTGCAGCATTGGACGGTTGGCCTGGATCACGGCGTCGCTGGTTTCGTCGTAGTAGTCAGCGCGCGGGCGCATGGAGACGTATCGGGTCATGCGCTATCCTCCAAAAGAAAACCCGCCCAGATGCGCATCGTTGAGAAGCGGGGCGGGTGTTGTTTGCGCATTCCGCAAAGAAGTCTGAGTTAATCGAAAATCAGGGCGCAATTATAGCCCCGTCGGAATCGTAGTTAGCACGGCCTGTGGGGTACGTCAATACCGTTTCTCAAAAAACGTATCCGCATCCATCACCCTCTCCCCATAACATCCAACGCCTCACGCAGCGGATTCAGCCAACGCTGTTTCTCGCCTTGCGGGAGCACATTGTCGCCGCAGACCTGCACAAACAGCATCACGCCGTTCAAGCCTATCTGCGCCGTTATCGCTCGCTCGATATCCCGACAATCACGGCCTGCTTGGTCCGATCTGTCGCTACCGCCGGAGGGCTCGGCCCCATAGCGCCCCATCGGCATTTTGTTTCGCCCGGCCTGGCAGTAGAGGCGATGGAACTTGAGCGCGTCGGAATACTGCTGTTCGTCAATCAAATTACCCGCCGCCATAGCGTCAATCAGCAACGGGTATCGCGCTCGGCTTCCGGCGTCGGTTTGCAGCGTTTTGTCTGTGGTGATCACATCCCCGTGCTGCAAGCGGTAGTAATTAGGCCCGTGCGTCGATTTTAAGCGGGCTGGGGTGGCCTTCCTGTGTTTTTGCCTACCCATGTAGCGCGACCCCCCTCGTTGCCTCTATGTGGGCTTTATTCTCGCGATAGCGTTCTCGGCCTCTCGCAAGCCGTTTTTCATATTTGAAAGCCGGGTCTGCTTCCGCGCGCATTGAACGCTTGATAACGCCCGTGACCGTTCGCCCGATTTGCGGATAGGTCATTTCGAACCGGATACCCGCGCCGGTGTCGTGCATTTCGAACGTGCGGCCTGCGCGGCGGTTTTGAGCCGCTATCCCGTTGGCAACGGTTTCCATGCTTTCATCAGTCGTGATGAAGTTGATGCCGCCGCCGTCAAGTTTAATCTGAAAAACCCTGTTTCCTGAACTCATCCTGAAACTCCTGTGTGCTGGAATATGGCGCGGCGTGAAGCGACGTATCGGCCTTCTGGCGTGTCGTGTTCCCAGATGGGGCGCTTGGACATTTCGTATTCCCGTTGCTTGGCGTAAAGCGCTTGCGCCGCCTTGTGCCGTTCAATCGCTCTGGCTTGGCGTTGATGCCGAAGGATGCGTTTGCGGCGGCGGTTCAAGCGGCGGATGTGTGACGACAGATCCAGCTTGGCTTCCTTGAACGCTATTTTTTCCTGCGCCCTGGCGAGGATAGCTTCGGCAAGCGCCGTCTGATCGGGGCAGGATTGAGCCGCGCGAACGCCGTGGATGACTGTCGTGTGGTCTTTCAACCCGACCAATGCCGCAATGGCGGGATAGCTGTAGCCCTCCGGCGCAAGACGCATGGCGAGGCAGAGCGCTTGGCGTGGTTTTGCAATTGGGCGCTTGCGGCTTTTGGCGAGAATGTCATTCCTGCCGGTCAGCTTTTTGGCGGCGCGGAGTATCGCTTGCGGCAATGCCGACGCGGCGATTTCGTGGTGAAGTACTGCGGCTCCATTGGGTTCCATCGCCATCAGCCTTGCCCCTCACGCTGAACGGCAGCGCTGATTGCGCCGGATAGCGCCGAATTGATCGCCAGCGCATTGCTCCAGTGGATCTGATGCGTCGCGATGGTGATTCCGCCTTCGCGGATTGCGATGGTGATTTCGCCGGGAACTTCCGACAGCGTGACGGCGCATGTCTTGGCGAGTGGGATGGGGGTGTTCATAGGCTCACTCCTAGGATTTGATCTAAGCTGTCCATGGCGTCATCTGACGCTATGGGGCGAACGGTGGTCTTGACGCTCTCGACGGTCGCGCCATCGAAGAACGACTTCACGAGACCGGCGCTGTCGGCGAAATCGCCAATCACCTTCCCGATCTCCGCCAAGGTCCAGACTTGAACCTTCCGGCCATCGGCTTGCACGGCGGACGCCTCGGCTTCGGTTTGGACAATGCGGACGACTTCACCGTCTGGCGTTGTGGTTTCCCAAATTGTCGGGGCGAGGGGTTGTTGCCCGTCTGCCGTTGCGGCTGCGTCGAGTGCTTGCCATCCTCGAATGGTCGCTTCGCCGTGCTTGCGAACATCTGCGACGTTGCCGGACCAAACCGCGTCATTGAAGAAAACACGCTGTTGATCGAAGCGCTGGCGAAGGTCTGGATTGACGACCAATCTCAGCCGTCCCATTCCCCACTTCCGTTCCATTTCGTGAGCGACGAAATCAACGCCGTTTATGTCCGATTCAATCGAAAGGTAATCCGTCCTAGATAGTCCGTTTTGATTTGCGATTACCGGGTCATGTTTCATGGTTCGATATTCCTTCTTTCAATCTCTCGTGCCCCAAGCCCTTGGGGGTGTAATGCCGCCGCTCCCAGCGGGCGGGTATTACCCCCCTTTAGGGGGGTGTCCGTCTCCGCCACGTCTCCGCCAATGTTTTCAATGGGTTAGCTGGTGCGTCTCCGCGTCTCCGCCACGTCTCCGCCTTCAATGTTTTCAATGGGTTAGCTGGTGCGTCTCCGCCAAACGCCTGCGTCTCCGCCACGTCTCCGCCAACCTGTTTCACCATGGATTCCTCAGCAAGCGCAGCCCCCGAACCTTGGATTTTGCGTCCCGCATTTCGACCGAAACGATGGCGTTTGACTGCCAATCCGCCATAAGATTTTCGACTGTTTTGCGGTCCAAATTCCACGTTCTAATCGCATAGTCAGGGAAGTATCTGAGGTCAGTTTTGGCGCGCGTCGCCATGCTCCATGGACGGCTTTCAGACCACGCTGCGTCAATCTCTTTCGCGATGGCACGGGCTAGGGATTCAGACACAGCGGGGCCATCTGATGCTTCCCGAATGCGCTCTGTCACGTCCACGAGCAGGCCGCTTTCGGCGCGCAGATATGTATGCATCCGGTGGTCTTGCGGGCCGTTGGTTTTGACCACGCCACCGAAGACAACGCCGGTCTTTTCGGGGTCTTCGCCAAGCTGCATCGCTATCTTGTCGGCTTGGCCTTTTGGCGCTTTCCAGAGCACGTAAGCCATGCGGTGACTGTCAACGATATCGGTGTTGCCGCGAATGCCCTGACGCGCATCCTCAAGCGTTTCGGCCTGCAATGACGCCTTGTTCATGTGGTGCATGGTGAGCATGGCCGCGCCCGTTTCGGCGGCTAATTCAGCCATCAGATCGCCCCATGCGCGCGCTACTTCTGATGCGTTCAGATCGGCTTGCACGAATGCTTGGAGCGGATCGAATGCGACGATTGCCAAGTCTGGGATTGAGTTGATTTGTTCCCGCACGGCTGAGAAGGCCGGGGCTATTTCCAATCCCCCCATAGCCGTATTGCGGATGATCGGGGCGACGCCCTTCTGATTGGGGAGTGGGATAACGAACACGCGCCCTTCATGCGTTCTGGCGCGGTTCGTGGCGTCTAGCGCCTCGATGCGGCGGTGAACGCTGTCAACGTCGTCCTCTGCGGTAAAGAAGATGGCGTTGCCTTGGCCGTGTATATCGTTGCCGAATACGCGCGATGTGCCGATTGCCGGAGGATTGGCGACCGCTATGCAGGCGTCCAGCGCCAGGAATGATTTACCGATGCCGCCCATACCGGCGACCACGCCGGGTGATCCTCGCTGAATGACGCCTTCAATCAGCCAATCAATCGGAGGGGGTGCGCCGTGGTATCGTGTGGCGATATCCCATTCGCGGATATTGAAGCCTTCGGCTGCTTGCGTCTGCTTTGCCTTGGCTTCAATGACGGCAGGCGGCTCAGGCGCTTCAGTTGGCGCATAGCCTTTCTGCCGCGCGCCTTCGATCATCTTTTCCAGATCGGCGACGGTTTGGCTGACTGTCCAGCCTTCCGCCGTCATCGCTTCGGCCATTGCGAGAATGGCGCTATCGGGTAGCCCGCGCGAAACCATTGAAGCCGTCATTTGCAAGGCAAGTTCACGCCAGCGCCCGCCGTCTGCGGTCTTTATCTCGCGCAATATGCCGTCGATATCCGCGCCAACGTTAGACACAAGCCCCAGGCCGCTTGTAGGCGTTTCTATGGTGCGTTCTGCGGCTATGGCTTCACGAGCAACGGCCAAGAGGCGCGTTGTAGGGTATTCAATGCCCGACAGTTTATGTAGCGCCGTCATTTCGTTCTGACGGCCTGGCTTGGTTGCCCATGCGATTGTGCCGCCCAAGCGCATGACGCGGCCCGGATTGCTGATTGACCTGTCGCCGCTGAACTTGATCGCAAGGCCGCGCATCATTTCGCGGTGAATGTCTGGATCCCCGAACGGCTCTTCAAGCTTGTAGATAAGCTGCGCGCGGGTGTGCGGGATTACGCCGGTGACGACGGCGAAGGTCGGCTTCATGTTGAGGCTGGCATATGTCAGGCGCGCATCATCGAATGCGCCTTCATCATCCAGATCAACGGCGACGGCTAATGTCTTGTAATAATCACCATCCGTCGTGCGGCCATCCGGGAAGGTTCCGGGCTGGCGGGATGTGAGGCCGATATAGACGTTGCTACCGGCGTCTGAATTGCGTTCGACGGCAAGCGCCGCGGCGCGCTCTAGATCGTCCATATTGAACACTTTGGCGTTGTCGATCGCTCGACCGCGTGTCCATGCGATTTCGAATGTCCCGTCAATCTCTTCGCCGAAGAGCATTGTCAGGTGTTCTAGTATTTGGTCGTGATCGGGCCTTAAGATGCCTTGTCGCCCGTCTGGCATGAAGTGATTCACCTAGATTCCCTCGTGTGTGCGGAGTGACGGGGCTAGGGGCGCTCCAACGCCTCTAGCCCACGCCTTAGTCATGCCAAATTAGAAGTTGACGCCTCCCGCAGCTTGCGCGGGCTGGCTTGGAGGCGGTGGCGGTGGATCATTTGCAACGGTCGCCGGTGCCGATTGCTGTTGTGCCGGCGGATTAGCTTCCGCCCCGTCAAATTCAGCAGGACGCGCGGTCCATTGCACGATTTCAAAGCCCGGCTTGTAGTTCGTGCCGTGCTTGTTGACGACCGGCTGCGCACCTGTGAAGCGCACTACCGGGCATTCTCCTGCATGATTGCCGACTTCCTTTTCATAAGCATCATACAGTTCGTTGATAGCGCCATTAACGAGGGTGCTAGACGCCATCCATTCGCGAAGGCCATCCAAGTTGGCTGCGCTGAAAATCTTCAGACGAAAGCCAGACTTGAAATCATCGGCGGGACGGTCCGGCTTAGTGCTTGTCGCCGGTGCGAGTACCGTTTCAGGAGCGCCGCCTTGCGGGAACTTGATCCAACCGATTTCGATGTTGTCGATATCAGCGACGAACACCATTTTATCAGGCTGAACTTCAACATCATGTGCTTCGTTGCCTTCGCCTTCGCGAACATACCAGCGCCCAGCTTTGGCGTTGTATTTGATGTATGGGGTGAAATTTCCGCCGCCTTCATTAAGTCCTAGTGCCATTGGTCATTTCTCTTTCTTCGTTACGCGGCTTTGTTGCCGCCCATCAAACCCAGACGATCCGGGTTGATTGCTTTCCACTGAGAACAGAAGGCGGAGACGGCGCAATAATCAGCGCAGCGTCTGTTTTCGCCTGTCCGGCTCTCAACGTGATATTGTTTCTTGCCCTTGGCTGAACGCTCTTCTGCGTCCGCTTCGGCTGCTTCCAGAATGGTGTGCGTGGATGATGCTTTGATATTGCCCTCGCCCATGACGGCGAATACATCGTCAGACTTCCAACGCTCTTCGTCCGTGCATTCCGGCAATTCCGTCTGCGCGGTGCCGTGTGCCATAAGGCGGTCACGCAGATAGCCCTCAACCGTCACCTGATCCCAAACAGGAATATCAATGATCTGAACGGCTGACTGCGGATAGGATGGATTGCGGGCCTTGGCCTTAGACCAATCCCGAAGCATCATCACGATTTGCAACTTTTCGGGGACGATGAAGCCATTATCAATCAGCAGGAGCCGATAGAGGTTTAGCTGCGCAATCCATTCATCCTTAACGCCACGTTGGAAGGCGTGGACGAAACCATTCTTGTAATCCTGCAACGTCTTGCCGGCGATCACGAGGCTGTCGAACTGTCCGGATATCGTCCAGCCGTAGCGCTTCATAAATAGGCGCTCTTCGATCAGCGTGACCGTAGGGTCTGCTGCACGTTCAAGGATGACGTGTATGGCCTGGCCTTGGATTGACCAAATGCGATCTGCCGCGTCCTCTTCAATCTCGTGCGCGTGTCTGATTTCCAACTGACGTTTACGCGCCGGGCCTAGCAGGCCGGTTACGCTGATATCCGCGTCGCCCTTGGAATAGGGGTCCGCCTTAATCGCGTTGACGATGGCCTGCGGGAGATTATGGCGGTTTGTGAGCCTCACGCCGCCACCCTCACCATCTGGCGTTCGGCATAGACGCCGATAAGCACGGCTTCAGCCCGCCCGTCATCCTTCACGCGCTTGAATGGATCATCAGCCCCGTCGCCGGTCTTAGCGTCCGGGAACATGATCGAGGCTTTGTTGCGGGCTGCGGTCTTGTCCTGCTTGATAAGCCCCATTGCCCGTTTCCAATTGGCAGGCGTGACGAACTCGATAGGTAGGCCAGCGGCAATCGCAGCGCCAGTTAGAACGCCGCAATGAACGCCGTAGTTGAACGTTGACGATAGCCCTTGCCGCGGCATGGCCTGTTGATTTTCGATCATGCAAACCCGCACATCGCCAGAGAGTTCAGACAGGAGCGAAAC